GGCCCCACCACCGCAAAAAAACGCCGCTGTACAATACGGCATAATCCCGCCGCAGGAGGGAAACGGCGCTGCCAGAGAACACCCCCCCCTATATGCCGAAGCACACAAAAAGCGCCCTTTTTCAGGCGCTTTTTGATGATGCCATTATAGCACAGGTGATAGTCCGTTTTCGTCCGCACTTTTTAGCCGCCGGTTGATCGCCGCCAGCGCCCTGCCATGCAGGCAAAGGGTCTGGGTGCGCTCATAGCCCATGCGCTCCTGTATCTCCTCCCACGTCAGGCCGTTTACATATCGCAGGGTCAGCACCGTTTTCTGCCTTTCGTCCGTCGGAATATCGATCAACACAAGGACGCGCTGCATGGCCGCGTTCAGTTCCGCAATCTTGGCAGCCAGCTGCTGCTTTGCGTCCGCCGCCCGGCAAATATCCTCCGCCATGCGGTCATACGCCGCGCCGCCGCCGGTGGCTCTGTACGGGTTTATCCGCACGGTGCAGCTGTACGCCCGGCTATAGTGATCCTCGATCTCCTCCGCCAGCGCGTCCCGGCGCTTTCGCATGGGGATATACCTCCGCAAAAGCTCTTTCGCCGGGTTCTCCGGATAGATCAGACTTCTGCTTTGCTGCATGCTGCCTCCTTTCGCTGGGTGAAAAAAATCTCTCCCCGGATGCGCAGAACCGCAGGGCCTGGATCAGTGATTCTTGCACGGTCATTCCTCCATTTCCTGAATACTGATGGTTACAAGGGGCTTTTTGTAATGGCGCATCAGCCCGTCGAGAGAAAATGCAGGGTCTGGCTGTGATTCCACGATGCGAGCAGCCGTTATCATGAGCGTGTTCCGGCAACCGTTCTGGTTCGCGCGGAAAGGACAGCCATCGCACACGTCCACATTTTTCTGCGGATTACAGCAGCTACGCATTCTATCCGCAAGCTCTTTATTGGTCATGTCACACCTCCGACGCCTCTATTTCTTCATCCGTTAAATACCGGACGCCCAGCGCGTTTAGCTCAGGGCACTGCACATCGCACACCTTGACTGTGAAGCCATCCGCAGGCGTTACTTTCCGGGCGCGAACGTCGATGTATTCGCCAGTGTCTTTGCCCCAGTGATCAGCGAACATCATCTTTGCTTTGGAACGCGACGGCGCGATCACATAGGTGCACCAGTCATACGCTGTTGCGAAATAGCACAGCCAAAGATACATGCTCATTCCTCCCACGGTAATTCCTGCCGAAAGTCCGCGCCCATCAGGCTGCGCAGGCTTTCTTATCACCCAATTGAGCCTCCAACATCCGCCGAATCGCTCTGCAATTTTTCGTGCGTAGCAATACTCCATCCAGCAGACACCCCGTCATTCCCGCGTCAGTCCGTCCTGCTCTTTGGTGTAGTACTTGACGCACTTCGCGTTTTCCGCCGTTGCGCACACGTCCGTCTCAAAGTGATAGATTGCGTCCAGCCGATCAAACAGCTCTTGCGGCGTTTCCCATTCGCATGTTTGGCTGCTGTACATGCCTGCGTTCATTCTTGCGCCTCCACCAGCACGCCATTCTCGAGCTTGTACCACACGTCTTCCTTCACTTCCACGCCGTCTATCCGCCTGGCGACCACGTTGGGCACGCCGTTTTTCCATTCCGTTAGCACGATCCACGAGCCAAGCTTTCCCTTTGCTTTTCCACCGTCGCCTGCAGACATCATTACGCAGTTTTTGCCAGTTGTCTCCTGACGGCTCCTGCACCCGCTGGCGGCCTGACGGCTCCAGTTCCCGCTGGCGGCCTGACGGCTCTCGTGCCCGCTGGCAGCCTGACGGCTCTCGTACCCGCTGGCGGCCTGACTGCTCTCGTGCCCGCTGGCGGCCTGACGGCTCCAGTTCCCGCTGGCGGCCTGACGGCTCCAGTCCCCGCTGGCAGCCTGACGGCTCTCGTTCCCGCTGGCGGCCTGACGGCTCCCGTTCCCGCTGGCGTAATCTCCATCTTTTGCGTCCTTGCACGATGCAAACACATAATCAATGCTCGCATTGACGATATCCTTAACGCTCATCCGCGCGCCGATTCTGATTTTCTTGCCAACTACTTTTGTATCTTCTTGGCGCTCGTCGCTCACGCCGTCCAGATCTACCTCGTGATAGACGCTTTCGCATGGTGCATAGTACCGCAGGCAGTCCATGGGATCCTCGCATGCATGGAAACCGCTTTCGCACAGCTGCACGTCGCCCTCATGTTCATACGTCTTGCCCTCCTCAAACTGAAGTCCCCGGCATGTCATGTCCCGGTTAAAGCCCTTGTATGCCTTCATTTTCCTCCATCCTTTCCCTTGCCCGTTTTTCGCATTCTGACACCGTTTCGCCGTCCGCCGATACGTTGTAGCCGCAATCGTAGCAGATGGCGATTGCAAACATCGCCGTTAGATAATTCCCGATGATCGCGGTATGCTCGCTGCCGCATCGCGCGCACCTCATGCCTCGTCGCCGATTTCCACGATGCGCACATGCACGCCCGGCTGCTCTCCGTACAGCTTGTCCACCGCCAGCGATGCAACCTGCTTATCGTCGTGCCACGCCAAATCGTTCATCGCGTCCAGGATGATCTTGGCTACGTTGTCAATATCCGGCTTGACCATCGCCGCCGCGCCCCGCTTCCGCTCCTGCTCCGCTTTGCTATCGCTCTTGGGAATGGGGTAGATGGCCGTGATCTCCACGCGAACCGGCTTGTTCTCCGCGACGATGCACGCATTTCGGTTCTGCGCCCGGAAGCACTGCCGCACCAGCCATTCGTAGTCCGCCGTCCTTCGCGGCGTGTAGGCGTGCACATGCTCGCCGTTGATCGTCACGCGCGGCCTTCCCTTGCCGATCGGCACGCCGTGCACCACAAATTTCATCTCCATCTCGTTCACCTCTGCCGCCTGTAGTAGTCCTTATTGTTCTGCTTCGCCTTTTTTTCGATCACGCGGTTTTTTCGCGGCTGCCCGGCCAGCGTGATGCGCAGCGCCTCCTGCCGCGCGGCCTTCTCGCGCTCATGCTCCGCCCATTGTTCGCATCCCTGCCGGCAGGTGCGCATGCGCCCGTCCTCCGCCTTGTACGGCTCAAACCAGTTCCCGCAATGCTGGCAGATGTTTTTTATGTCGTTCGCCTCCGTTCGTTTTGCGCCTCGCGCAGCAAATCAACGCCGACTGCCGACAGTTCGTCCTCGGTATACTGGCGCTGCTGGTATCGCTGCGCGCCAACCGTCTTGCCGCGATCCGGCGGACGCAAGGCAGCGTAGTCTTCCCGCGTTTCCCATGTTCGTACAGCCGCGCGCCAGTCGCGCATCGGCTGGTTGCCGACCCGCCACCCCTTGGCCGCGTAGAAATCCACAAAGCGCTGAGGGCTGACGCCGTTCCCCCGTTTTTGGCAGTACGCCGCCACGTCTTCCAGCGAGGGCGGGATAAAGCGCCGTGGCGCTTTCTGGGGGGTAGGGGGGACTTCGTCCCCCACTACTTTCTGTATCTTGATTCTTGTCTCTTGATTCTTGATTCTTGATTCTTGATTAATAGGGGCGTTTGATTCGTTTTGATCGCCGTCTGCTCCTGTCTGTTGGCTTTTGATCGCGTCTGATAGCGTTTGATGCACGTCTGATCGCGTCTGATAGCATTTGATCGCGTCTGATTCGTTCTGATCGTTGTCTGATTCCGTCTGTTGCGCCTTGCGCTTCCCTGCGTTGCTCTTTGCCTCAAACGCTTTTTTGCTTTGGTCGATCATTTGCCGGAAAACCGGCCAGATATACCGCGCATTGGTCGCCAGCTCCATTTCGATATCGTCAAACGCATACGCCAGCATGGCTTCCAGCAGCTCGCCCTTTTCCTCGCGGCTGAACGGTTCTAACAATTCCTGCTTATCGCGAAAAATCTGCAAATAATCAAGCGCCATGATCGTTCATCCTTTCGCCGCGTGGCGGCCTATCTGCACCATCAGAACGGCAATTCATCGTCTTCAACCTGTACAAACCCGCTGGCCGTGTCGCCTTGCTGCGCTGCAGGCGGCGCGAAGCCGCCGTAGCCTGTGTTCTCTCCATGATCGCCCTTTGGCGTTAGAAACTCAACGTTCTCGGCCATCACTTCCAGCGTTCCGACGGCCTTGCCTTGGCTGTTGGTGTACGCGCCTGCGCGAACGCTTCCCGTCACGGCGCACTTGCGCCCCTTGCTCAGATACTTCGCGCAAATTTCTCCCAGCTGGTTCCACGCGCTGATTCGGAAGAAATCCGCCTCCGGCTGCCCCGCCTGCGCGCTCTGGCGGCGGTTCACCGCCACCGTGAAGGTAACCACCTGCTTCCCGGCCTGCGTGGTGCGCGTGATCGGGTCTGCCGTCAGGTTACCGATAATCGTTACATGGTTCATAGTTCTCCTCCATTTTTCAGTCCGTTGGCCTTGGCGATGCGTTCGTCAATAGCAACCGCGGCCAGATGATACTTTTCCAGCAGCGCCGCGTCTCCGTGCTGGTGTGCCTCCTGATGATGCTCCCGGCACAGGGGCAGCGCCTGCATGCCGATGTGGCAGATTTCCCGGCGGCTTCGCCCCATGCCGACGCGGTCGATGTGGTGCAATTCTGCTTTGCGCCCGCACACGGCGCATTTTTTGTTTACCGCGCAGGCGTATACGTAGCGCTCGATATCGTCGGCATACTCCGCAAGCGGCCTTGACGACGGCACGTCGTTTTCCAGCGCGAAATCGATCAGGTACGTGATAAACAGGCGCGCCGTCGTCATATCGCAATCGCTCAGGCTAAACAGCCGCTTTTCCATGCTTTCCAACGCTTTGAGCCGGAAATCCATTTTAAGCGCGGCCTTGACGTTTTCCGTTGTATCGCCGCTCCATGCGGCGATCTCGCCCATGAGCGCGTAGGCCTTGCGCCGCTGCTCCGGGCTGATGCGCCGCATATCGCGCCAGATCACGTCCACGTCGTCGCTCAGGTTCGGCACGTCCGGGCGGGTGGTGGCAACCATCACGCCGCCCGGAACATAATGCGCCCTGCCAGTGGTGGCAATCATGCGGGCTGCTCCTGCGCCGGCAGGAAGTTACGCGAGATAGCATCCAGCAGCGTATCGCACTGGGCCTTGGTCAGCTGCTCGGAGGGGATATCTGCCACCAGACCCCCGGCAATGGCCGCCTTCCGGCAGGCCGCAAAATCCTTCATGGTCATTTTGTGCTCTTCGCACCACTTCGACACGGTCGCAAAGGCGTTCCACGCCTGCGCAGGCGGCGGCGTTGGCGCCCGATCAGGCTCCTGCTGCGTTTGCGCGGTCTTGCGCGTGCTCTCCGGCGGCGTTTCCCCGTCCGGGTCGACAAGCTCCTCGGTAGGAATGCTAAAAATTTGAAACATCGCGTATTTGTACGCAACGCTCATGGCCTTGTTGCTGCCCTTGTCGGCGCTGTCCATACCCTCGCCGATCACCACCGCGCTAACATTGCTTCCGTCCTCCGCGTACAGGGTATAGCGCATTTTCAGGATGCTGTAGATCAGGTTTCCGCCGCTGCGGGTCTGCCGTTCCTCCCGGTGCTGCTCTAATACCTCCGGCACGCAGAACATCCGATTTGCAGTCAGCACCGGGTTCAGCGCGTTCATCACGGCGTCTACGCCGCGATACATAAAATTCTGCTGCACGTTTCGGCTGTTTTTTCCGATTGCACCGATTTGCTGCATGCAATCGGCAATCTTGCCATAGATCAGGGGCCTTGCCATTTCACTCATTGCCCGTTTCCTCCTTCATTTCCACCCGGAACACCTCCGGGCGCTGAATCGCCTTAACGCCGGGCACGATCTCGCCGTCCTCCGTAGCCACGGTTGCGCCGTCCGGGGCGATGATCAGCCGCTTTTTGAGCGCCGCCCAGTCGGTAGCTTCTGTGAGCTTGATCAGCTCCGGCGCGTTCATTCGCAGCCACGGCAGCAGCGTCGCCTCGTCCCGCTGATACTCCGGCGCCTGCTGCTTGCGCACCAGCTTCCCGCCGGGCAGTTGATAGCTCTCCTGCGTCTTGGTGCGCTTGTGCGGCACCGTCTCAAAGTAATCCGCCAACAGCGTCTCAAAATAGCCGATGCTGTTGTCCGCCTCCTGATCGATCTTGCGCTGCTGCTCTGCGTAGTAATCCCGCCAGCGCTGCTTTTCGTTTTGCGCCTCCCGGATTTTGCGGATGCACCATTCTGCCGCTTTGTCATCCGTCACCCGGAACGGCTCACATGTACTCGTACTCATTGCGTCCATACCCCCTTCCGTTTTGGTTTCCTCCCTCGTCGGTTGCGCCCGGTCTGTCGCGGAGCGAAACGCAATACAGAGCGCGGAAAATCTCGTCTTCCTCTGGATCGTACGGCGCATACATCCCGCCGCGGCTGTAGGCGCTCATGCGCCGGTTGTACGCGTTTTCCAGCCGCTCGATCATGATCTCATCTCCCATTGACAATCCCTCCGCGCTGTGATATACTCATCCTGTACCCTTTCTTTTGCGCCTCTTTTTCTTGCCCCTTGGCCGCGCGATTCCCAGCGCGGCCTTTTTGCGTCCATCTGGCCGCGCGCCGCGCGCCGGGGCGGGCGATCACATCGCGGCTATACCGCCCGATGCTTTGCGGCGACAGCATGTCGCGCAGCACGTTATTCCGCCTCCTTCCTCATTTCCCGCCGAATGTAGCCCCACGCCCGGTGCGATAGCCGCCGGAACACCTTGCCATGTACGTCGTCGGTCGTATCGTCCATGGGCCGCAGCACCGCGATCACGTACCTATCGCCGCGCCGCACGATCAGCAGCCGCATGCCGGTCAGCCCGCCGCCGCGCAGGCGGCCTTCGCGCGCTCATCCGTTGCGCATGCAGGCGCTTCCAATCCCATCCGCAGCGACAGCAGGTCTTCCCGCTCCCAGCCGCAGCGCACCAGCAGATCGATCAGGTTCAGGCGCAAATTGCGCCCGGAAAACCTGAAATGCACGCCGCCCATGCGGTCCTGCCCGCTGCGCTCCAGATACGCGGCCTTCACGTTGAGCTTGTAGGGATCGCATTTCAGCAGTCCGCTGGCCTGCACCGGGCTGCACTCGCTCCGTCCCCGCAGGAACCAGCCCAGGGCCGTTTTGAACGTGAACGGCCGATGCCATTCCGCATCCATGCGGGCCTCCTCCTCGCTGATGGCGTACAGCTTTTCCTTGGTGGTCATCGTGCTCCCTCCTTAATGCGCCGCTTTGCCTCCTGGGCGGCGGCGATCATCTCATCCAGTTCTTTCAGGTATTTGTCCCGGTTGCGCTCATCGTCGATATGGCCGTCCAGCGCGTCCCGCTCCAGGCTGCTTTGCAGGTCCATCACGTCCTGCATCTGGTATCGCACGTTCAGGATGCTGGTGGGCAGTTCCATGTTGATTCCCGCCGGGTAATTTTCCCGGTAGCTTTCGTACGTTTCCCGCATCCACCGGTGCCACAGGCCGGGAGCCTTATACAGCCGTTCCAGCCGCCACACGTCATCCGGCTCCGGTGTGCTTTCTCCCTTCTCCCAGCGGGCCAGGGTATACTCGCTGATGCCCAGGCCCATTGCCGCGGCCCATTGGGTCATTTGCCGCATTTCCCGGCAGGTTTTCAGGTCGCTTTTCACGTCTTCTGCCATGTCGCTTCGCCTCGGTTCGTGTTATCATATCCATGAGAGGGGGGTTAATGGGCGGGCTTGTCTTGGTAAAATGCCGTCCAGTCAAACCCAAGGACAGCAGCAATGCGTTGGGCTTTAGCAGGGGAGGGGTTGATATTTCCCCGCTCGTAATTCCAGTATGTCGGAGGCTTTACGCCAACCGCATCGCTTACAGCCTTTTGCGTCATATGCTTTTTTTTGCGGGCTTCGATCAGCCATTCACGCGGCATTTAGTCACCTCCTAATCTCTTAATCCTCTCCTATTATACATTAGTTTTTTCCTAATGTCAATAGCTATTAGCTATTTTTTTTCTCTTGTCTTCGCAATTTATTAGCTGTATAATAATTTTGTAAAAGGAGGATTCGCATGAACAAACTAAGAGAATATAGGCTTGCAGCAGGGCTTACCCAGCAATTTGTCGCACTTTCTTTAGGTGTTAAAGCACCGTCTGTAAACAACTGGGAAAGCGGTAAATCGAAGCCAAAAACCGAAAGGCTAAAAGCGCTTGCTGAACTCTATGGAGTAACGGTTGATGAGCTTCTTAACGAACCGCCAAAATCCAAGCAAAACGAAGGTGACGATCATCCATCAGACTTGGATCAATCTGACGCTGACGAATGTCCCAAAGTTCAGAATGAAATCATGGAAGCATTGAAGAATATCCCCGAAAAGGAAATTTCTTCTCTGTTGCAATATGTGAAATTTTAAGCAGTAAATCAGATAAATAATAGCGAAAGAAGGGCTGCAAGATGTGGCGATGCAAAAAATGTGGCAGAAAGGGGCTATTTCTTTCGTTTTCTCCTCGCGGTCTATGCAAGGAGTGCGAGGCTACGCAGCGCCGGGCGGACGAAGCGGCCAAAGTGGCCATCCTGTATGAAAATTACAAAAGGATGCAGGATCAATGCGAGAAAATGACCGCCAAGCTGGCTAACGAGCAAAAAAAGCTTGCCGCCGCGCAGAAAAAAACGGGAACGCTTTTGGCATGGGTCGAAAGCGTAAAATATGCAATGGAATCCTTTCCGGCTTATGGGCAAACGCCGCCCGGCCTGCTCTCAATGGATTTAACGGAATATCTTGAGAATGAGCCGCCGCTAAAATGCCTGACGATGAAGGATCTGCGGGCAAAATACAAGCAGAACGAGAAAGCGATTCTTGCCCTGACGGCGCAATATCAGTCGCAATATACAACAAAAGCAAACGCCGCCATATATAAACTGATGGTCATGGCGCTGCAGGCAGAAGTGGCACGTATCCTTGATGGCCTTTCCTTCGGAAAATTGGACGACGCGCTCAGCGCCGTCAAAGCCGTCACAGCGCAGTATTTTTCCATCGCTGCCGAGGGGAATCAGACCATTGTTTCCACGTTAAATCGCTTTATAGGGCAGATCGAATACTACTATATCGAAGCCGTAAAAATCGAGTACGAATACTACGTCCAGCGGGAGCGGGCGAAGGAAGAGCAACGGGCGATCAGAGAGCGCATGCGGCAGGAAGCGGCGGAGCGCAAAGAACTGGAAGCCCAGCGCAAGCAGGTGGAAAACGAAGAAAAGAAATATAGGCAGGAAATGGAGCGTGTAAACGGCCAGCTTAATGCCGCCGAAAACGAAGTGGAAACCCAAAAACTAAAAGCCCGCCTTGCGGAGCTGGAACAAATGCTTTGCGCCGTTAACGAACGGAAGGACGAGATTGTCGCTCTGCAAAACGGCAAGGCCGGAACAGTGTATATCATCAGCAATATCGGCTCTTTTGGAGACGATGTGTTCAAAATCGGCATGACGCGGCGATTGGAGCCGCAAGACCGCGTGAACGAGCTGGGGGACGCGTCCGTCCCCTTCCCGTTCGACGTGCATTCCTTCATCTTCTCGGAGGACGCGGTTTCGCTGGAAACGGCGCTCCACAAAGAGCTGAACGCCAAGCGCGTCAACAAGGTGAACCTCCGAAAAGAATTTTTCCGCGTCTCCCTGGACGAGCTGGAAAAGCTGGTGGAGCGCATCGACCCCACCGCGCCGTTCCAGCGCACCATGCTGGCCGAGCAGTACAATCAGAGCCTGTCAATCGATATCCCTGTTGAAAGCGGCACGGAAGAGGACGACGAAGCGGAAGAAGCATAAAAAAGCGCCGAAAGGCGCTTTCGGAAATGGGCGGGCAGGAAGGTCAAGGAGAGTCAGTTTCTGCGGAGATGGTTTTCAGATACGCAAGAAATTTTTCCTTCTGCGCAAGGCTCATTTTGTCAACGTACTTCATGATCTCCTCGATATACTGCTCCTTGGTTTTTCTCATGGTGGCCGCTCCTTTCATTTTTTCATGCTCCTATTATAACCGATTCCCTACTGACACGCACTGACATGTTTTCGACGTTTTCCGTTTGCCGCGCTCAAAATCCGTAATCGCATCCGCGATCTTCCTGCGCGTCCTCCGGGCGGATCGGCTTTCCCTTGACGTAGATCGTCGGCCTGGGGCGGCGGGCATGGTCTGGGCGCTTGCGCGGATGGTTATGTCTGGGCATTTTTGTTTCCTCCTTTTGTTCTCTTTGCTGTGTCCAGCATGGCACAACCGCTGTGTCAAATCAACTATCATTTACGCACATTCCGCCTTTTGGCTGCAAAATCGCGATGCAATTTTGCAAAAACCAGTGCAATCTTGCATTCTGCATAAATAAGGGGGGAATACCTATGATCTCGTCGGACGAAATCGCCACATACCTCAAGTATTTGCAAACAAGCAGCGGCCTGACGCAGCAGGAATGGGAGGAGGCCTCCGGCGTGCCGAACTACACCATTTCGCGCATTCTTTGCGGCAAAACATATTCGCCGCCGTTTTCCTCCGTCGCCGCGCTGGTCATGACGGCTGGCGGCTCGCTCGACGATCTGGCCGGTATCTCCGCGCCGGATCAGCGGCCAGCCAAGCGCTCGCAGGAACTGGTCGAGCAGAAGGAGCGTTCTATTACATATTTGAAAAATCAGGTTGCGAAGCAGGAAGCAGACGTCGCTAACCTGCGCAAGCATTCCGCGCGCAAAACCGTCGCCATCGGCGCAATGCTCTTCCTCCTCGGCGCGCTGATCATGTGGGATTTGATGGATCCACACTACGGCTTTGTCTACCGCGTATTTTGCGGCTGGCATGACGCCAAAAGCATGCTGTTCGGTCTCAAGGGGTGACGCGCTATGCCGACGTGCAAAAAATGTAAAAAGGATATCCCGGACGGTGCAATCTTCTGCCCGTGGTGCGGCATGCGGCAGGAAAAGCAGAAAGGCATAAAAAAACGCGGAAACGGCGCCGGAACCGTCATCAAGCGCGGGGATACATATACGGCGATTATAACGCTTGGATACTATTGCGATCCTTCCACTGGCAAAATCAAAAGAAAAACACGATCAAAGGGAGGCTTTCGCACAAAATCGGAAGCCGTCGCATATGTTCAGGCGCTGAAAATCACGCCCGGACATGATAGCAGCATCACGATGATGGGGCTATACGAGCAATGGCTTCCGACCTACGAGGATCGCATCGGCAAAAAAACGCTGGCCTGTTATAAGTGCGCGTTCAAGCATTTCTCGACGATCCATTTTTGCAGATTCGCCGACCTCAAAACGGACGATTTTCAGCGGTGCATTGACGCATGTCCGCGCGGGAAATCCACAAAGCAGGACATGCGAACTATCGCCGGGCTACTGTGCAAATACGCCTACAGCATCGACATTATCAGCAAAAATTACGCTGCATATCTGCACACAGGGAACGAAAAAAAAGGGACGCGACCGGCGTTTACCTTGGAGGAACTTTCCAAAATCCGGCAAGCCGTCGGAATTCTCCCGTATGCGGATTATGTGTATTTCATGTGCTATACAGGTTTCCGCCCGTCTGAAATGTTCGTCTTAAAGCGCACCGCATACGACCAGCAAAGCAACACGCTGGTCGGTGGCGGGAAAACAAAAGCAGGTACGGATAGGTACGTCACCATATCGCCTAAGCTAGCCGAAATCATGCGGCAACGTATCTGTGCAGATACACTGTACCTTTTCCCTCGCGAGGACGGCAAAAAAATGAAAGAAGATTACTTCCGCAAGTTTTGCTTTTCCCCGCTCATGACAAAACTCGGGATAGAGGGGCGCACGCCGTATTCTTGCCGCCACACCTTTGCCAATTTGCTTAAAGCCGTTCAGGGGAGCGATACGGATAAGGCCGCCTTAATGGGGCACGCAGACGCCTCAATGACAAAATATTATCAATCCGAAGACATTGCATCTCTAAAAGCAATAACTGATGCAATATGATAGGCCTATTATTAACACACTATTAACACGCCCCGATATTTGCAAATATTTACGCAGTTTCCGCTTTCATTCGGGACCAAAAGGTCGTGGGTTCAAATCCCGCCACCTCGACCAAAAAACCGTGAAAAATCCACGGTTTTTATTTTTGCTATTTTGTATTATGTTTAATAATTTGTGGCTATTATTAACGAGGTTATTAACGATATTGCTAACGTCGCAGGATATCTGCCCATGTGCGCGCGTCCTTCGCGCGCTTTGCTTCGTCTCGGCTGTGGATGGTGACGGAACCCAACGCGGTTTCAACCTGATCGAGTGTCGGGCATTTGTCAAGATCGGCGCAGTAATCCAGCATATTCACCGTCGCGGGCTTCGGCTCGGGTGCTTCTGCCGATTCTTGGTCAGCAGTAAGGGCGCGCAGATAGCCGCGCACGGTAATCAAGGCTGCGAGATCATACACGGCCTGCGCCGTCGGCCTTTCAGCCACGGCCTTTTCGATCTCGCTCTCCACCCATGTCAGCGTTATCATGCGCGCCCCCCTTTCTTATGCCTTGCGCATTTCATCCAGCGCTCGCCGGATGATTTCGCGTTGTTCGCCGTCGGCGGAGCGCATCAGGTCTTCCAGCTCGGCTTCCATGCGCTTTTTGCCGTCGCGGCTATACATCATTCTTCCGTCGCGGCTGTAATGGCCGCGCACGTAATGCCGGGCGTAAGAATTGCCGTCGTCGTCGTAGCGTCCGCGCGCCTCCCAGTCGCCGCCGTGGCGGCTGTAGCCGATATCGCCGTCGCTTTCCAGCAAGGCGATTTTGTCGATGTTTTTGATGGTATCCGTCAGCTTGTGCACGGTTTCGAGGTCTCCGGCGGAAAGATCGGGCTTTCCGGCAATTTCGTCCAGCTCCATGCAGAGCTTGTCTTTCAGGTCATACAAGGATTTCATATCTTTTTCTCCTCCCTTTTAGCTCTCTCGGGTCACGATCAGATTGGCGTTCTGCACGCTGATCGCCTGTGCGGAGGTGTTTTCCACCGCCACGGTCACGCAGCAGCCCGCCGGAACGTCGATAAACGTGTCTACCGCGACGTAAAAAAAGTTGTTAACGGCGGCTGGGGTCACGATGGCCGTAGAAGCGGGCAAGGGTTCCCCGGCGATGGCCAGCGCGACGGAGATCGCACCGGCGGTGCCGCCATCAGGCACGGCGATGTTCGCGCTGAAGGACACGCGGAAGCGGGCACGGGTCTGGCAATTGGTCAGGCCGCGCAGGGTCACGACCCCGGAGCCGTCGCGATGGACGATGCACCGGGACGGGGCGACGGGGGTCTCGTTAAAAATGACGTTCTGGCCGCTGGCGACGGTCTGCACGGCGGCATGGGTATATTCAGCCATATGTTTCTCCTTTCAAAAATCGCGGCGAGGGACAGACCCCCGCCGCGAAATGGTCAGCACCGGCAGAGCCGGTCATCCCGACGGGCGGGAAGCTGGGTGCTTAGATGCACTGCTGGTTGCAGCAGTAGGGATTGGCGACCACATACGCCGGGGTCGGGCACGGGCGGATGGCCTGCACCAGATACTGGTTCTGCGCCGCCTGCGAGGCCGCCAGCTGCAGGCCGAAGATGGTCTGGTTCTGCGCGGCGATCTTTTCGTCCTTTGCTTCGATGCGCTGCGCGGTGAGCGCGTCCAGCACGGCGCGGGCGTTGGCGTTCTGGTTCTCGATCACGTCGCGGATGCCGGTCTGGATGGTGTTCCGCGTGTCGCACGCCTGCGTGGCGATGTTGTAGTTCACGCCCTGAATGGCGGTCTGGGTCTTGCAGCAGCAGTCCGCCGCATTCGCGGACATGGTGTACAGCATCTGCATGAGCGCGGCCTGCTGGTTAGACCGGGACAACTCCGCCTGTGCAAAGCCGTTGGCCATCTGCATCTGCGTGCCGTTGATCAGCTGCGCCTGCGCGTAGAAGCCGTCGCAAAGGCCATTGTTCACAACGTCGATCTTGCGCTCGATGTTGGCAAAGTCGCTGGTGAGCACATAGCCGTCCATAGCCGTGCCCTGCCCGCTGCGATTGCCGCTCCAGCCGTTGCCGCCCCAGCCGCAGAAAACAAACAAAAACAGGATGATGATCCACCAGGCGCCGTCGCCGCCCAAAAGGCCGTTGCGCCCGCCGCCGGTTGCCGCCTGAATATCGGAGAGAGAATAATCGTTCGTCATAAGGGTCTCCTTTCTTTTTTTGGGGGGAAAAATAAATCATATATGCTCAATCGCGGCCGCGATGGGAGCCGGGGTCAGCCCAAAAGGCTTTGGAACATATGCGCCGCCTGCTGCAGCTGGTCAAGCTGCTGCTGGGACATTTGGCCGGACTGCAGGAGCTTTTGCACCTCGGCCTTGGGGTCGCCCTGAAAATTGGCCCTAAACTGCTGGAATTTCTGCAGCATGTCGGCGAAATTGCCCATTGCGCCGGGCATTTTCTCGCCGCCGAGCGCCTTAAACAGCGGGTTCATCGGCTGTCGCCTCCTTTTGCTTTCTGCCGGGCCTCGCCGTCATGGCATCCAGCCGGGCGGCAAGCGCGTTAAATTCCTCCCGCGTCACGTAATCGGAGGGGGGCGTCGCCGCATGGGGCTGCGGCTTCTGCGCCGCACGCTCGTGATAATCAAACACGCGCATGGACGGCATGCCGGACGCGTCCGCCGACTTGAGGTAAAACGTTTGCGATTCGCTATCCATGAGTAAGACACTATTTCCGTTAGCGACCATATAGCTTTTCGCGCCTGCCTCGCCCTGCACCCAGATCAACCCGCTTTGGGGCTGCTGCTGGGCGGGCTGCTGCGGCTGGGGCATCATGGGCTGCTGCGCCATGCGGAGCTGCTGCAGCTGATCGGGCGCGGGCTGGCCGGGTACAAAATAATTCGGCTGGTACGGGTAACCAAACATCGTTTATTCCTCCTTTTGCCAGTAATAGGCAGGCGCTTCAGCGCCGGAATCCCAGGAATCGTAGTAATCGCCGTCCTGCACGCAGACGACGTGCCCGCTGATGGCCAGCACGTACACGCCGGACGGATGCTCACGGCAAAAATCCGCGACGGTGTAGCAATCCGGGCATGCGTCCGACAGGGCATGTCGGCGGAAGCCGCGGCGGCGAAGGTACGCGCCCCAGACATGATTGGCGCTCGGCATATCGCACAGGCGCATGCCCTCGGCGCACAGGCCACAGAACGTGCGCGCCCAATCCTCGCCGGTCGCCTTGCTGATGGCGCGGACGGTGCAATCGCCTACGCGCGCACCGGTGGGGTTGGGGTTGTAGTGCCGATACATCTTCTTCTCCTCCTTCCTCCGATATTTTTGCACAGAAAAAAGACCCCGACGGTTCAAATCGGGGCCAGATAGAGACCAGATCAGACGGGCCAACGGCTTACTTCGCTTCGGCTTTTTGCGCGTCCTGCACAATCAGCAGCCGCAGGTAGGCCGAGCGGCTCATAGCATACGCATCTGCGCGCTCATCCAGCTTGGCGATTAAGTCCTTGGGCAATTCAAATGAGACCATGATCTTATCTTGGTTTCTTGGCATTGGGCATTCCTCCTTTGTTTGCGCGGCATCGCGCGATGCGCTGCGCGTTCACGGTTTTTTGGGCGGAGCAATAGCTGCCCTTTTGGTACGGCGTAAAGGCCGCGTAGGTTTTTGCGCTGATGTCAAGCTCCTCGCAGATTTCAGCGCGCGTCCAGCCTGCGGACAGCAGACGATGAATTTCTGCGCAGGTCTCCGTGGGATAAATGCCGTTAGAAACGAGGTGCTTCGCGATCGTCTGCCAGCTGCGCCCCAGTTTTTGGGCGGCGCCGCGCATACTACCCGTATCCTTGTAGGCGGAGATCACGTCGCTGGCCTTAAGCGGCTTGAGCATGCCCGCTCCTTTCTGCCCTCGTAACCTCCGGGGCGGGTTTTGTGGCTTGAATCAATTGGCGATTTTTGCGGCGTCCAGCATGATACGGCGCGTGCTCTGGCCGTCGTACCAGACAAGCGCGGGCTTGTCGCCCCAATTGGTGAGCACCTCGTGCAGCAGGTACTGCGTGCCGTCCAGCGTAATGAGCAGCTCGCCATAGTAGTTCGCGCCCGTCACATGCGGGAGCTCGACCTCGACGAGGTTGTAGGCGTCGCTCACCGGACAATTGACCGTGTAGACGGGCTGCTTTTCGTGCGCCAGAACGCCCCAGTTTTCATACAGCTCGATTTTCATGATAACAGCCTCCTTTTTAGGTTTTTGTTTTTACAAGCCGAGCAATGAGCGCTGCGTGTCGTTAGCGGGCGTAGCCTTGAGCAGGATTTTGGCAAATGCCTGCTCGCGCATGGAATACGGCTCGTAGGCGTGAATCGCGCCATAGCAGGCCAGCAGATCGGCGGTGGACGTGCAGGCGACGACGGCGGCGCGGATGCGCTCAAATCGATCGTTGATCTGCGCAAACTTGGGGTGCTGTCGCTGCTCAGGCGTAAAGGCGGCCTGCGCCTCGTCGATGGTTGCAAGGATGGCTGCGCGATGCTGCGCGGCATGGTCATCAGCGGCGGGCGCTTCGGCCTGCCTGGGTTTGTCGGCTGCTTCGGCCTGCGCGTCCTGCTTGCGGGGGACATAGACAACGATCGTCTTGGCCTTGCTGTCGTAGCTGCCGGGCTTGGTGTTGCAGTCGGCGTAGTAGTTTTTGTAATCGCCGTAAAACATCACAACTTCGTCGCAGTCTTTGGCCATTTCGGCGGTTTTTTGCGCCTTGTAGCAATCCGGGCAAACGCCGTAGGTCTCATAGTACTTGATTTTCCGTTCGCGGTCAGAGGTTTTCCCAAACAGTTCCACTGTGTGCGTATGACCGCAAGAAAATGTAACTTCGTACTTCATTTTTTACCTCCATGACCGGCGGCTTGTTCCGCCCGCGGTTTTTGTTCCTCCCTGGTACGATTATATAATAACACAAACGCCTGCAATTGTCAATACATTTTACATAAAAATTATATAAATTTTGCAAAAAGGCAAAAAAAATAAGCCCCCGAAGGGGCTTGTTTGGTGGCTCTCTACTTATCGTTTTAATTCATGGGCGATTGTCAGCCGTTTTTCACAGCCCGATCTTCCGCGCAAGGCTTGCTCTGCGGCGCTTAACCGTGCTCTCGCTCATGCCCAGCGCCAGCCCGATGGAAACGACGCTTTTCCCACGGCGGGACAGCGCCAGCACGTCGCGCTCCTCGTCCGTCAGGCCGTAGGCCGCGTCCGCCGCGTCGATGGCCGATTGATGCACGTCAAAGCGCATGCCGCCTCACCGCCTTACTGCTCCTCGGGCGGTTTTTCTACCGCGCCGCCGCATTCCGGCAGGCCGGTTGCGATGCTGTTGAGCACGGACAGCACGCCGGCCAGCAGCGACGCGCTGCCGACCATCAGCCAATCAACCTCCGACAGCACGGCGCTGGTTCCGATGGTCGCAACGGCAGTCTGGCACAGAGTACGCAGGGCGCGCAGCAGCGCGGCCTTCCAAAATGCTTTACAGGTCAGCTTCATTTTTCGTTCTCCTTTCGTTTATCGGCCTACCAGCCATTTTTTGATGTTGTCGCTGGCGGCTTTCATTTCGTCGGCGTTCCCATTGTGCAGCGCGTGCTCGAGCAGCGCCTGCACGCCGATACACAGGTTTCTCTGCCCCTCGCGCAGGTCGTCGATGTCCTGCGCGTGCTTATCCAGCCGGCGCTTATCGTTGTCCAGCTTTTCGACACATTTGCGGATGGCCTCGGTTTGTGCGTTGTCGCGCAGCATCTGCGGCTTCCTCCAGCTTTTGATGGTATCGATTCCTTTGCCGATTGTTGCGATGAAGCCGAACACGCCCAGCACGACGATAACGGCGTTTTTCAGCGCGTCGAACGTCACATCATTCACCGGGCTCACCGCCTTGCAGGATTTGCGTGGCTTCGTCGCACAGCGCTTTTGACGCGTCTCTCATCGCTTCCAGCTTTTCGCGGCTGATTGCAAGGGTCTGCGCCGCATCGCCGCCCTGTGCGTCCGTTTTCCCTTCCTCCTGCGCTTCGTACAAGCCCAGCGGGATGCCGTAATGCGTAAAGCGTCCATATTCCTCCAGCCCCTCGCGCACCACGCCGTAGTCGTGCCCTTTTGCGTGCACGACGGTTCCGTCGCCAAGGTATACGCCCACGTGCCCCATCACCTTCGCGCTGTCCCGCCGGAAGACAAGGCACATTTTCTCGCGCGGCATGCCGGAAATTTCGCCCTTTTCCGCCCATGCTGTTTTGTTCCATTGGCTCGTTGCGCCGGATACCAGCTTAATGCCGATTGCGTCCATACACCAGCGCGTGAGCTGCGCGCAGTCGTACGCGCGCTTTCCGGTTCCCGCCGTTTCGTCGTAGTAGCGGCAACCCTTGCAGCTATTCGCCGCGCCACGCATGCGCGGGCAATTCGCCTTGATCTTGGCCGCGCTGCCCGGATACTGCGCCGCCCGCGCCTTACGGTACGCCACCGTGCAGAATTGCCCTGTGCCGCCCATCAGGTACGGGTTGCCCACGCGCGACAGAAGCCACGTGCGGGCGGAGGATACCTTGGTCATGTTGTCACCTGCTCTCTGTCGTTTTTTGCCATGTTCCGGCCACATCCGCAAACACCGACGCGTTAATGCGCCGTTTGCTGTCGCCGATTTCAATTTGCGTAATATGCCCGGTGCATGCGTCGGTTGTAACGCCGCTGATTTGCCCGGTTATGTCCGTTTCGGTCAGCGCGTCGACGACGCGCGCCGAATCAAACACGGAGACGTTATCCAGCGCGCCGGGAATCGCCTGCACCGATACGGAGATTTTTGGCAGATCGCAGCCCTTGTCAAAGCGCTTTTGCGCGGTCTCCGCCGCCTCGGCCTGCGTGTCGGCCTCGATGTGCTCGATATAGACCAACGGGTACTCGTCGATATGCGGGCTGTCGATCGGATCCCCCTCTGTTTTGTCGCCGCCGTTTGCGCTGGGCAGCAGCGGAATGAATCGCGTGACGATCTCCGTCGCGTCCTCGGTGATTTGCAGATCGGTGATATTGCCGCGCGCGCCGGTTTGCAAAAGCACGGTAACGTTGGTGGTCTGCGCCGGAAGAAAGTACGCGTCCCAGCCGTCGACGACGATCTGCGCGTCGAGCTGCTGCGCGGCATCGTTGGCAATCGCGACGGGCGTTGCGCCGTCGTAATCGCCGGTAACGTAGCCAGTCATGCCGGGCGTAAAACGCACGCGCCCGCTGATTTTTGCGCACAGCTCAGACAGCGGCATATTCACGGCGGAGATCGGCGGCAGCGTGGTATAGCTTGCGTCGTAATACACATGCTCGGCGCGTGCCGAAAACGTGCCGGGGGCTTGGCGCGTTACCTCCACGATGCGCAACGGCTGCATGGCGCTGGCATACGCGTTATTATCGACGATCTCAATCACGTCGCCCGCTTCCTCGCCGACATAGGCGCATTGCGTTTTTTGGATATACCCGCACGCGCCCTTGCGCGTCATTGCAAAGATCGCTGCGGTTTTCTCCTCAATCAATGTTACGCGCTCGCCGTTCTCGACTTTGGCGATTTCCGTCTTGCAGGCCTCGTCCTGATACACCGGCACGTCGCTGTATACGGTTGACGTCGTTCCTTGATCGACAAATTCGACATACCATGCTCCCGTATTGGGATCCCGTTTTTCGACTGTTACAATATTGTTACTCGTTTTCTTGCCGATCTTGACGCCGACGGCGCGGTATAGCTTCACCGTGCCGGGCTTTGTAATCGTGTGCCGGATCGGCACATGCTTGGGACTTGTCTGCACGTACAGGATATGGCCGCGCTGCAGGAGCGCGTGCCTGCGCCAGCGCGCGTCGCACGGCATGCTGATCTCCAAATCAAACATGCCGTTCGCCTCTTCGTTTACGGTGCATGCGGCAGCTGGCAGCACGACGCCGCCGCGCGTAAAATCCGTCGCCGTCGCCGGAAAAACGCGAATCATCGGTAGCGCTCCCTCCGCTCTATGCTGATTTTTTTAATTTGCCCCGAAAAGTTCACGGCGTTCGCGCCCGGCGCGAATGTCGGCGTATCGCCGACGAACGCGCTCATGATGCCGTTGGCGTCGCGGATAACATGCGCGTCGCAATCGATGATGCACGACCCGGCGATGCCGGAAAGCTGCAGCGATTGGCCGTTGACGGTGAGCGTGCCGTCGCCGGAGCCGTAGACGGTGATGCGCGGCAATTCCTCCGCGTCGCCGGTGTTGACGATCGTGCCGCCGTGCGTCAGCTCAATGGTTTCTGCCTGCGCGCGGTAACGGTACGGCTGGCAGTGCAGCGTGACGGGCAGTTCGTATCCGTCGAGGCTTGGCCGCATACGCGCGAAGCTCAGGCCGCTGTCGACGCTCGCCTGCATTTTGTATTCCGGCTCAAGGCCAAAGACCACGTCGCCGGAGCCTGACAGCCAGCCGCGCAGCAGCGGCAGCGCGGCCAGATCGTCCACATACAGCGTCGGCGTAACGTCGTACGCGTCCGCGGTCGTTTCTCCCTGCCGGACGGGGATATCGCCGCTGCGCCCGACGATTTTTTGATTCTCCACGCGCGCCGGGGCGACGTCCGGCGCGGCGTATTCGGCAACCAGCAGGCCAAGGGCGGCGGAGGAAACGCCGTTAAAAACAAGGTAATTCCGGCCAACCTCACGAAGCTGCGGATGTACCGCAAAGGCTGCCTGCGCGCCCGCGTTGCCGTACGCGTCATATACGGTGATGGTCGCCGTGACAGGCTCGGCGCTGGGCGCAAGCAGCCGCGCAATCGACACGCTGCCGCCACTCTTTTGAATGGTGCGCAGATACTCGCTGTTCCCGGCGGAATCGGCGTAGCCGATCGTCATGTACTCGCCGATCGGCGACGCGGCAACTTGAAGCGACAAAAACAGCATGCAATAGCGCAGGCTGTGCGTCGCCTGCAGGATGCTGGGCGCGGCGGCGGCTTGCACCACGCCCTGCACGTCGGCGTATGCGGAATTGCTGCTTTGGCCTCTGGCCGCAATCTGGTACTTGCGCGTCGTGCCGACGACAGACGATACCGGCACGTCGATTTCGCCCGAAAGCGCGGTTTGCTCATACGTAGTCGCGGGCGACCAGTCGCCGTATGCTTCGGCGTTTTCCGCGCGGTCTGCGTAGCGCACCAGATAGCCGGTAATCGGGTTGGCGTCGTGGTTGCCCTCCGAGGCGTTGGCATAGATGATCTTTGCGTTCATACCCGCCGTCATCTGGCCGGGCGTTACATACGCCTCGCTCGGCGCGTACACGTTGGTATCCTTGGGGATATATTCCACCGTCAGCGACACGGACGCGAGTGTGCGCAGTCCGTATGCCGCGGTCACCTGCGCCGCAGCCGGGTACGGCACGTAAAACGCGGCGGCATAGCCCGCCTTGACGGCGGTATACAGTCCTTGCGCCACCTCGCCGACGCACAGCGGCGCGGCCTCGGCGCTCTCGCCCTTGCCGATGGGGATTTCGCTGTATTCCGGCATGTGCGCGTTGAACGGCGCGGCGCTGGTAATGCCCGCCGTCCAATAGACGCCGGCGCTCTGCCCGAACTCTTGGCTATCATCAAACGCCAAATCGGTGCGGTACACGCGCACGTTGACTTTGTCCGAGCTGCCCGAATCCTGCGCGGTATAGCCAAGCCGCACGTCGCTGATCGTCGCGTCCGCAGGAACGGCGGCCAAGGGAGACGCGTCAAACCAGACGAGGCTCCGGAAATAGCGCTCGCGCAGCGCGGCGGCGTTCTCGGTGTAGTTGGTTCCAGCCGCCCAGTCGTTCGCTGCGGCCATGCCGACGCGCACATTGGCGTTGTCGACGGTATAACGTCCCGCGCCGTCAGACGCGTTGCGCGGGCAATAGGTGCGATACGCCGTGGCGGTAATCGTAACAGATGCCATAGGTTTACCCCCTCCTTCCCAGCGCGCGCATCTGGCGCGTGGTTTCGCGCGACAACGCCTGCGCAACCCTGCGCGCGTCCAAATCGCCGCTTAGGTTCATCTGGCCGACATTGAGCGTCGTCGGCGCGTTATATATGCGGCTGCTGCCGCCAACGCCTGCGCGGTATGCGTCCGCCTTCTGCCGCGTTAACACCATTTCGCCGCGATGCAGCCGCGCGATGTAATCATCCCTGGGCACATACGGCAGGCCGGAGGCAAAGCCGCCGCCCGCGCCGCCATAAACCGCCGCGCCGGTGTCCGGCAGGCTTGCGCCGTCCCAGCCGCCTGCAGCGTTCATCGCCGCAATGTCCCTCGCCGCCTGCACGATGGCGGAATCGTATGTCTGCATGGCGGTCGTCGCCGCTTCGGTGCTTTCGATTAGGCCTGAATAGCCGGCGTCGTTGATCTGCTCAATCGTCTCCTGCACTTGCTGTACAGGCTTGCGATATTCCGTCAGGCCGGTTATCGGATTTGTAACCAATCCGCCTTGCGAGGCCTCGTAGCGCCGAATCAATTCGTTTCCCTCGAGGACTGGCTTAATTTTGCCGGTTGCAAAATCCATCGCCTGCTCATGCGTTTGCCCCAACCCACGCGAAACGTCATATGCTTCGCGCGTTTTTGATCCTGTAATCGTATCCCATACCGTTAATGCTTCTTTGGCGATTCCTTCTCCTAGGTCTGATACCGCCCGGACAGCGCCGACGGCCAATCCCTTCGGCACGCCCTTGACGATTGCTGCGCCAATTTGTATGCCAGCATACACTAGCCCGCCCAAGTTTCCTTCGTCCGTGCACCAAGTAACAACCGCCTGCACCGCGCTGGATACCGCATCGGTAAGTTGGTCGCTGTTTGCTGCTACGCCGTCGGCCAGCCCCTTGATTAGATCCAAGCCGCCGGTTGCAACGTCGGGCAGCGCTTTGACAAGCGCGCCGGAAATGTTATCGACGGCTATTTGGATGTTCTTCCGAATCTGGCTGTTTTCGCCCTTGTCCAAATCTTCTGTCACGCCGGCAGCGAATTCGCCGATAAATTCAATGCCCGTTGAGAGCATTTCGCCCTTAAACCCAACAAACGCGCCGACCGCATCCCCGGCAATGGCGCGCGTGGTGTCAAGCAGCGGCTGCTTGGCCTGCTGAAAGCCGCTGCGCACAGATTGCATACATGTGCGGCCAGCGCGCAGAAACGACGGGACGGTTTCGCCGATTTTGGTCAGTGCCTCGGCGACGTATTCGGCGGCGTTGGTGATCTTGTCCGGCAGCACCTCCTCGGCCTTCCCGGCCAGCGCCGTCATTTTGCCGCTGAACAGGTCGAGCAGCGTTGTATATTTCTCCGCGCCGGAAGCGTCGCTCATGGACAGAATGTTGATCACGTCCGTGATGGTGGATGTCGCACCGTCGATGAGCGGCTGGAAGCTGTCCGCGCCGAGCGTCTTGGCGGCGATGGACAAGTAATTCGACATGGAGGACACAACCTGCTCGACGCTCGAGCCCTGCACCCCGGCCAAATAGTTGCTCAGCGACGCGGTCGCGGTCGACAGCGCGCCTGCGGCGGTTTCGTTCTCCTTTGCGTAATTCCCGGCATATTTGGCCGACTGATCCAAAAAGTGATTGTACGCCAGGCCGATTTTCTGCTGCTGCGTCATGGCGCTTGTAGCCGTGGTGATGCCCTCTGCCAATGCCCGCTCTTGTATTTTAGCGTCGTTTATCGCCACGCCGAGGTTATCCATCATCGTGAAGTTGCCCTTGGCCATGCCGGTGACGGCAATGACGGCCTCGTCCACGCTTTTGCCCATGACGGACGCAACGTCGGCGGCGCGCTGAATCATGGTAGCCGCCATGCGCGCCGATTCCTGCTCGTCGTAGCCGAAGCCCTGCAGCAGCGCGCCCAGCTGGTTCGCGTAGCCCAGATAGGCGTCGACCGATAACCCGGCCTTTTCCCACGCCGCCCCGGCGTTTTGGATAATTTCGTTGGCCGAATCCTTAAACGTGCTCTCTGCGCCGCCCATGCCCTGCTCGACGGACGAGCGCGCGTCCAGCATCTTTTTGCCGATGGCGACGGCAGCCGCGCCGATGGCGGCGGTCGACGCGGTAGCCGATTTAACGACGGTTTTCAGCGATTTTTCCGTCTGCTCGATGATGCTGGCGCTGACTTTGTACGTCGTCTTGCCGACGGCGGAAATTGCCTTCCCGGCTTTGGTAATGGCCGTTTTGGCCCGGCTGATGGTTTTTTGGGCGTTCTGCACGCCTGCGTCAAAGCGCGACGCGTCCAGCCCGAGTGTCGCAGAAAGTTCAAACAGCTTCATTCCGTCACACCCCTATGATCTGCTTCGCCGCGTCGCCGAAGCCGAAAGCGTCAAACATGCCGACGACTGCCGCGACCGCACGCCGCGCCGCCGCCTTGCCGGTGGGATTCGAGCGCCGCAGCAGCTCGGAATACGGCGTTATATGCGCCTTCGTGCCCAGCACGTCTGCGATGTACACGATGGCGGAATTACGCCGCAGCTCGTCGATCAAAATCAGCATCCAATGCTGCATCGTCTGCGGGCGGTACTGGTACAGCACCCGGATCAGCGTTTCTTTTCCGGCTGCCGCTTGGGCGTGAAAAAAGGGATGATCGCCCCCATAAACGCCTGCACAAGCGCGGAAACCAGCTCGGAATCAGGCAGCGCGTCCACATCCTCGCGCGGTATATCCTTTTCGATGGCGACGAGCTGCCGCATCGCCTCGGGCTTTTTTTGCATCGCGATGCCCAGCAGACGAAACATGCGCGCCGTGCTGGCGACGTCGTTCTCGTCGTTTTCCGGCATTTCTCGCATGCCCTGCTCAATTTCCGGGATGGACAGGATTTCGCCGATTGCGTCAAACTGCGCGGCCAACTTTTCAAAATTCGTCATGGGTTCATCCTCCTCATTTTACAATAAATGGCCGGAGAGCATGCGCCCTCCGGCCTGCGCGTCAGGTTCCTTCGCTTGCCGCCGCCTTGAAAAAGTAGTATTTTACGGGCAATTCGTCCGTAAACACAGCGGACGCGGAATGCGCGGAAAACTCAAACGGCAGCGTGCCGACGGCCTTGTCGCTCGTTTGGCTGTTGATGCCGCTCGTGCACAGGGCGTTTTTCATTTCGCACACAAACAGGCCGTCCGCGCCCTGATTGCCGACGAACAGAACGTTGGTAAAATAGTCGCCCTCCTTGATCGAGGCACGCGGCTGGACGGTGATCGCGTTTCCGCTGCCGCTCTTATCCGCCGCGCCGGACACGCCGACGACGTTTTCCGGCGTGAATTCTACCAGCGTGCCGGTCATTTTCGGCTCGGCGCTGTCGACCTGATTTTGCCCCTTAAACGGCAGCCGCAGGCCGTCAATGTCGGGCTTCCAGTAGGTGCGGTTCTCCTGGATGTTCACGCCGCCCTGTGTCGCGCCGAACCATTTGCTTTTGTTCTCGGTTTTGGTGATCAGCGTCAGCAGCGCGGCGGCGTCGGTGACGGTGGAAATGTCGATATCGTGCAAGAGCACGCCCGCGTTAAAAATAGCATTCTGAAAGGTGTCGGCTGTTACAGCCGACACCATGCTGGCGGTATTGTCTGCCATGTTTTTTATTCCTTTCTTTTTTTTAGCGGTAATAGTAAATTTCGTAACTTACGCGCGCGCCGACGATATCGCCGTCCTCCGGGTCGTCGGCATAGGACAAAAAGGCCGCGTCGTTGGGGTAGAGCAGCAGAAAGCCGCCGTCACAGAGCAGGCGCCTGCCCTGCGGCTGAATTTTTTGTTTGGCCTGATCCAAAAAATCAGCCGCTCTCACGCGGGCGTTATAGCCGCTCGCGGCCTTAAACCACGCCGTGGCCGTCAAAATCGTGCGCCCGAAGGGCGGATTGTCGACGACCTCAAAGGTGATGTACGGCGGCGCGATGGTGTTTTTTGTGCCGGGGACAACCGGCACGTGCCCGGAATAGTACACGTCCAGCGGCGCGCCGTCGGACGTGAAGCCGCGCCAGAACGCATAGAGCGCCTTGTGCGCGCCGGTAAAATCGCTCACGCCTCCACCACCTCCGCGCTGACCTGCGCAAAGCGCATATCCGATACGCGTGGCGTGGTCATGTCCGCGCTGTCAGACGTGATGCGGTACAGCCTGCCGTCTCGGACGCGCCTGACACGGTCGTTTTGCTCGAGCACGACGGTTTCCGGCGTGACGATGGTGTAAATCGTCTTCATGCCGTTCTTCTCGGCGATCTTGGCTTCCGTCGTGCTGACGGTGCTGATGCCCGCGCGAAACGGCGCGCCGTCTGTGAGCGTCCATGTGAGGCCGCCCAGCCCGTCCGGCGCAGAAGACCAGTCCTGCATAATAAACGACTCGAAAAAGTCCTCCAGCGCCATCAGATCATCACCTCGCTCGTCAAAAGTTGATACGCCCGCAGCCGGGCGGCGAACACGCTTTGCCACGTCGCCACGCCGCCCGCGCCGTCGCTGGCCTTGGTGTAGCTGTAGTTGCCAAAGTTCTCGGAGGTGTACGCGCCGGACGGGTTTTGAGCGTCCCATGCGGAGATCTCTTGTGCCAGCGCCACAAAGGAGGCGGGTGGGCTTAGCAGCCACACCCGCCCGGTGAACGTCTCGTCGGTCATCGCATCCGCGCCTAGCCTGTACACGCCGTCGTTATACGCGCTGCCGGAGACGGCGATATAGCGGCCATCCGGCAGCGACGGAGACGATAGCGCGCCGTTCTCGACGGTGATTTGGCCGTCGATGTAGCCGCGCTCAAAGTAATTGCGGCAGTGCCGCATCACGCTGCCGATGGTGGCCGCCATAGCGTTCGCCCCCTTACTTCGCCGTCACGGTAGCATTCCCGGCGTTGAGCGCCTTATACGTGCTGTCGCACTCGGCAACGGTCACCTTCTGCCCGTTGGCGATTGTCAAGTCGCTCACGCCGTCCCACGTCGCCCAGCTCTTAAGGTTCTGCCCGTACGTCACCGTCGGCGCGGTCGTCCCTGCCTTGTACTTATAAACGTTGGTCGACTTCTCCTTCGCGGGGGCGACGGTGAGCTTGGTATCGCCACTCGCGGTGCCCGCCGCGCTGGTAACCGTCAGCGTACCGAGCGACGGCGTGGTATCCACGTCGATGACGGCAATCGCGTCGATGTACTCAGCAAACAGCGTCATGCCCATGATCGCGTAGGCGACGGACGTTGCGTTCTCATACCGCCCCTCGGTATGAAATCCGATCAGGTTGGTTTCTCCCTCGGTGGTATAGACGAGGCCGGCGCGGGAAAAATCGCTGTCGCCGGGGTCGACGTAGTACAGGTTGATGTTTTCCACCGGCGTGGCGATCACGCGCCCGCGCGGGATTTCGTTTTCGGCCAACAGGAATAGCGTGCCGTAGCCCATGAAATTCTCGACGTAGTTAAAACCGAACTGATTCTGCACGGTGATGTTCGCCGCGCCGAGGTATTCGTACACGTCCAGGATGTTTGCAAATCCAACGGTCGCCGTCGCCGTTCGGTGCATTTCCTTGAATTTGTTTTCTGCGCGGCCTTTGGCCATTGCCAGCGCCATCTGGTAGGTCGTCTCGCTCGACGCGAGCGTGCCAGTGTTCAGATACTTGTAAAAGCGCCCGGTAACCTCGGACTGCAGCTGGAACAAAAATTCGTCGTCGGTCATCAGCACGGCGTTCTCGTAGCCGTGATCCTTGATCGCTTCGATGGAGACAGCCTTCGCGTACTTCTCCACCGTAATTTCCGCGTAGGTCTTTTCCTTCACGGCAAACTTGCTATACGGAATGTTTTCGCCTTCGCCGACCTGCCCGCTCTGCAGCGTGCCCTCGGCGTACTTGCTCTTGAGCACCGTGCCCGGTTGCTTGCGAATCGGGCGCATGATGCCGAGGATATCACGCAGATGCTCCCAATTGCGGGTAAAGCGCTGCACAAAGTCGATTTCGCGCGCGGCGACGGCGATATCGTTGGTTTTGATGAGGTTTTCAGGTACTGCCATTTTTTATTCTCCTTTCACAAACGCCGAGAGATTTTCGGCGATGGCCTTCTGGCGTTCGGTTGCGTCTTTGATTTTCATGATTTCGTCGCGGCTTTTTGCCCCGCCGCCGCCCAGCGGGTTCAGCGGGTCAGTGCCCTTTTGCTTAACGGAGCCAAACAGCCCGGCGTGCGCCTCCTTGATGGGCTTGAGCACGTCGGCGGCGTTTTTGAGCTTGTTGCCGTCCGTTTCGACCGTTTTCAGATCAATCGTGTTCAGCAGCAGATCGATAGCGGCGGGGTTTGCTCCTGCGGCTTCCAGCGCCTTTTGCATCAGCGCCTTTTTCCCGGCGTTCGTCTTGTCCGTCTCCACCTGCTTTTTGTAAGCGTCGAACTCGGCCTGTACCTTGGCCGCGTCGCCGCTCGCCTTTTCCAGCGCTTCCACGCGCTGCTTGTAGTTATCGCGTTCCTTCGCGATTGCGGCGGAATCGTCCGCGTCCCGCCGCGCCTTTTCGGCGTCGTCTTTCAGCGCGGCCACGGTTTCGCCGTGCGCGTTGATGATCTCCTCGATCTTGTCCTCCTCAACGCCGAGCGCCTTGAGAAATTTCCTTGTGAGAGCCATGTACATTCTTCCTTTCCCTGGGGCAATCCTTCGCCCACGAATGTATTATATGCAAACAGCCGGGGACGCTGCTTCGCCCCGGCTGGTGTTGCTGCCGTGTTTTATTCGCTCATGCCCATTTTCAAATATGCCGACGCGACCTGCTGCAGATTTTCCGCGCCGTTGGTCAGCGCGTCGCGGATGTACGGGCGGCTTTCCAGCCTGCTGGTGCCCTCGTGGATAAAAACGCCGTATTCCAAACTGTTCCCAACGTCCACCGTACCCGCGCCGCTGTTGCCGACCTCATAAAACACATCGCGCATCAGATCGCCCGTTTCGCGGATGGCCGTGTGCGTGCCTCCGTCGCTGGTCGTCCCATGCGTCCGGTTCTTGTGCGGCGTGGTGTAGCCGGATTCCATTTGCCTGACGATCAGCCCCACGGCCTTGACGCCCATCGCCGTCAGCGCGCGCTCCACATTCGCGTCCATCTGCGCCAGCACGGCCTCGGAATGGTCGTTTAATTGTATTCGGAACGCCATTGCGCCGCCTCCCTTTGGGCATTCAAAAACCGCCCTGCCATGCGGCAAAGCGGTTATTTTCCTAACTTTTCTATCTCGTTCGCAATTACCTGCGCCGCGATCTGCGTCCCCGTATCTCGCAGCGCCTTGAATGCCCTTTTCAGCGGCTTGCACTCCTCCATATATTCCAGTCCCTTCAGCGTGACCGACGGCTTCGACCCCGGCCAATAAATGAATGGTGCCCGCTGCACGTCTATGCTGTCAATGATCTGCAACCCGTCAATGTATCCGTTCTCATACAGCCGCAGCGCAGCTTTGTCCCTTTCCGCCTCCGGCATGCCCAGTGCCTCCTCGGACACCAGCGCCACGTTGAACACCGGCAGCTCCTCGCCGCCCTTGACCGCCGCAAGCACTTTCGCCATCGCCTTGAAATCGTCCATGCCTGCCTCCTTTACACATCAACGTTTTTCATCGCTTCGGACAGCCGCAGCATGATCTCCGAGCAGCGCCCCAGCCATTCCAGCCGGTCGTTCAGCCCCTCGTCCAGAATATCATCCAGAACAGCAGCGGTCTTCTTCATCGTCTTTAAAATGATCTCCTGCGCATTCCCCATGCGCTTTTCTTGCTCTGTCATGTTTTCCCCCTTCACACATACTCTCCGGGCTGCAGCCGTGCCTTGACTTCTGCGCACTCACGCATATACGCTTTCGCGGCCTCGGAACAATGTGCATCGCGATATTTTTCGAAACTTCCGCGTGTTTTGCGAGGAAGCCTCAGCCATGCAGCATAGAGATGTTTTCCTTCTTCTTCAACTTCCTGAGGCGCAACCATCCTAAAATGCATTTTACTTCACCCCTTTTAGAACGATTTCAAGCATTTTCTTTGCAAGCGCGTTCCCTCTTCCAGAAACGGCTTTTTCAATTCCAAATGCAAAAATCTCGTGTGCATCACCAATGTCCGTATCATTGAACAAGCCAATCGTTTCACGCATAAGTGTATAAGATTGTTTGCTATTCGCCCGCAGCCCCAGCTCCTTAAGCGCCTGCTTATACACGCTCTCGGCGATATGGCCGCTCTTTTGGTCGTAATAATGCGTCAGCTCATGCACCATCGTGCTGTACGCCTCCGCCGGGTCTTTACACCGGGCGCGGGATAGGGTGAGCGTTCGGCTCTTCTCGCTGTACATGCCGAACGCGCCTCGCGTATCGCCGAAGGAAATCCGCTCCGGCAGCGTGTCCAGCCTGAACAGCTCCTTCGCCTTGCGGATGCCAGCTGCGGCCTGCTCCTGCGCGTCCGTCGGCATGGCGGCGAAGGAAGCGCGGTCAATCGGCGAAAAGGCGTCGCCCCATGCGTCCGTGTATCGGAATTCCTTCTCGATTGCGACGGCCTTTTCAGGCGCGGCTTCCGCCTTTTCCTCGCCTTTTATTATATCACTTTTGGGCGCGTTTTTCAATCGCGCGTCGGCATTTTCTCCCGGCAGCAGCACGCCCGGAATCAGCACGCAATGGCAATTGATAACCTCCGACGCAGGCGCTTCCGGGTCGCCGGGGTAGCGCAGCTCATTGCCCCAGATGGTGCGGAATTTCTCGTCCTCCGGAATCGCCACGCCGTTGAGCGCCGCGTGGCTGTCGCGCGTGTTCCGCATCCGCGCCGACCATTCCTTGGTCGTGATGATGCCCATCTCCGCCGCTTTGTGCAGCGCCTCCGCCCGCGCCTGCGACTGGACGCGCGTGCGTTCGGTTTGCGCCACGCGCCGCGCCTGATATGCCGATTGCCCTGTGATTTTTTGGATGCGCTTGAGGATTTTATCCTGCGATTCGCCCAAAATAGCCGCCTGCGCCATCGTGTTTTGCAGCGCCGTGCGACTGGCTCGGTTTTGCCCGAGATGCCGATATGCAATTTTGGAAAAAGCTGGCTGCGTATCGTCCAGAATGATCGGCACTTGCCTTTTTTGCACGAGCGCAAAATTGGCGTTGACGCGATTATTAATGCGCTGAAACGTCGCGTCGCTGTTGACTTTGTAAATTTCGGCCATGCGCTTTTTAATTTCCGGTTCGATCTCCATCCCCGCCCGGTTCATCTCTTCGGCGATATTCTGCACGAGACGCTGCTGGCGCAGCAGGCGCATGATTTCTTCTTTGCGCCATTTTTCAATTTTGGCGCTCGACCATCCGCCCGCCTCTAATTGCTTTGCGCGCTCGTCCAATTTTTGCACGTTTGTGAAAAAACGTCGATTGTTGCGCACCGCCCGTTTCAGCGCCTCGCCGTATACCTCCGCAATGCGCTGCTGCAGCGTTTTTTCCAGCGCGTCGGATGCTCTGATTGCCGCGTCCATTGCCCAACCGCCTTACTCCTGCGTCAGCGATCTGTACTGCACATCCGTCAGCCGACCCAGCGCGTACAGCGTGTCGATTTTTCCCCGCAGTTCTTCGTCCATGCCCTTTTCGGCCATACGTTTCAGCGTACTATATAGCATCCGTTATTCCTCCATTTCGCACGGATTAGCAAATCACGCACAGAGGCGCAGGATACCTACTTCCTCGTGCCTGCGAATCCGATATAAAACCTTTTGGATCGAGGATTGCAATCCTATTTTCGCCGCCGTATATCGCACTACGCAGGTATGTTTCTTTCGAATTTCCGTCTGCAAGCGACGGGACGACGTATCCCGGATATTTGACGTACCATTCGAGATAGTTCGTCGGGTTGTCGAGACGCTTATCCCAGTACATGAGCACGTTTCCCTCGCCGTAATTGTAAAATTGCCCGCATACCTGCTGCAACGCCGGAGGAAAAAACGTGTCGTACGTATTATCCAGCGCCAGATCGTCGGTTGCGTCGTATGCATTCAGCAACGTCGATATCTTGATCGGGCGAATCGCCGAAAGAAAATCGTCCCGAAATCCTGCCATAAATCCTTTTTTATTTATCTGCGTGGGGGCCATATCGAACGCCGTCTGCGCGTGCCACCAGCCTGCGCCCGTGCCGTTAAGCCATTGCCGCAGCGCCGAAGTAGACCAGCGATTGTGTCCGCCCGTCATGCGAGCGATAGTGTTCATACCGCCCTGTCCCGTCGTGCCGAGGCTTGTCCCTGTCGGCGCCGTTGTCGCTGTGGCCGTCGTACTTTCTATGCGCGTTACGCGATCGGCGGCATACGTGCTCAAACCCTTGTCGCTCCCCAAGAAAATGACGCCGCCCTCCGGGACACTCTGTACCGTTGTAAATTCTAGCGTTGTTCCGGCTGCGATGCCACCATATTTCTCGCTCAGGGTAATATCATACGTTCCCGGCGCGAGTGTTTCCTCGCAATAGTAGGCCGCTCTAGCACTCGAAAAACACACTGCATACGGCGCGCTTTGTTCCATCTGCAGCATCAGGCCGGGCGCGTTGCGCTCATCCTCCATCGTAACCATTTGATAATCAGCTACGGCGAAGCTCACCTGATAGGCCGTTTCGTCGGTGTTGTGCGCGGTGTCGTCCATGTCCTTCCACGGCACGACGATCTGATCGCCGATGGCGAAATACTGTGCAAGTTCATCCGCAGATTTGCAGCTATGCACAATTTCAGCCACCTTGGAAACGTCGCTTAATACCTGCTGCTTCTTTTCTTTCGCAAGCAGCGCAAGATAATAGCTGACTTTCGGCACACCATTTTCCACCAACAAATATGTATCCAACGGGGCTCCGGCTTTTATTGTTCCATATGTCGTTTCGCTTGCAACCGGTACGTTCGCCACGCCGTTATTCAGCACGCTTACGCCGGCAACCTGCACATCCTGCACGTCGCCCTGGTCTCCTTTGTCGCCCTTTTCGCCCTTTTCGCCCTTGAGTTCGCCATTATCAAGCTTGATTTGCACTGCTTTTGTAATGTCGTTCGCGGATTCCGCCGCGTCGTTTGCCTCCTTGGCGGCTTGATCGGCTGCAGAAACGCTATTTTCAGCGCGTTCTAATGTTTTTTCCAAATGATTTAGCAGATCCGCTGCCGGGTTTCCGGGCTTTCTGGCTAATCCGCGCAGGCTGTCGTCGACTTGCGCGGTATACGTTGCGCTCTTGCGAACGGCTTGGCCGATGATCGCGCGCAGCTCAATTTGCAGCGTTCCGGGTACTGCCACGTCTGCGTCTGTAACGGCAACCGTCAGCGTTTTGTCGATCATGCTCGATTTGGCGATATACGCGTCCCGGTCGCATGCGCGCCGGAACACGCAGACGATCTCCGCTCCCGGATATTCGGCCAGAATGTCGGAGCAGTCAAACACGATCTGACGCGTCTCGTTCTCGCCGACGCGCCCGAGCGTGCCGAGTGATTTTTGTTCCTGCCCAAAAGCGGCGTTTACCGTGATCATCCTGCATCCCCTCCCTGCTGCCGGTCTATCTCTTTCTGCAACGCTTCTATGCCCGGAAGCCCGGACACCTCCTCAGCATCCAGCGCCTCCAAAATTCCGTCGATTTCATCTTGCGAGATATACGGGTTTAGCTTGAGCGCCGTCCTGCGGTCGATGTCACCACGCATCACGTAAATGTCCTGCACAGTTTCGGACAGGTTCGTAATTTTTTGCCGTTCAAATCGTATCTCCTCGCTTTTTTCGCCCAGCAGCGCCAAGACGCGCTGGACAAACGCAAAGCATTGCCATTCGTAATGATCGCACTTGAGGTTAAGGCTCGTCGTCGCTGCCTGAATGGCAACGTTCGTCAGGCTCCCGCCGGTAAGTTCGCTCATGCTGAGCGCCATAAAATCCTGATACAGCGCCTTTTCCAGCAGATCGAGCGCGGTTTGCCGCGCTGCGTACGGCACGTCAATTGTCCGCGGCTCAGCGCTGGAAGAATTCGTGCCATCCGACACCGTCATTGCGATCTTAAGCCGCTGAATCTCTTGAATCATCTGCAGCGCCTGATCCGTCGACCCGCCGAAGTTGTTTAACACCCAATACACGTCGTTCGCGCGATCAAGATTGTCGCCAAAATCCGACAAAATCCTGTCGTACGCGTCGATCTTTGTTTTGATGCTCGCCGTCAGCTCGCTTTGCTTTTCATCGTTTGCGTACAGCGGCACGATCGGCAGCGCGCCGTAATTCTCGCCGCCCGTCACCGTTTCGCCCAGCGCGTCCAGCCGAACCGTCAGCCGGTATGGGCGCTTCGGCTCGACCTCCTCTATCCTGCCGTTTTTTTCTGCGTATATCGCTACACCGTCCGCCTCAAAGATTCGCAGATAGAGCGGGCGATTCCCGGCCATTTGCCAAAACTGGATTGCCGCGCCGATTTCGCCGGTCAGCTCGTCCAGCAGCGCGCAGCAGCCGGACGCCTCGTCCACGACCGCCGGAAGCGGCTCGATATGGTCATAATTCCAGTATCCAAAGGAGACGCCGTGCAGCAGCGCGCGCTCGCCGATCATCTGCAGCGCCGTGTCAAAGCCCGCGCCTAGCATGTGCTTTTGCGCCTCGTCCTTGAGCGTCACGCCGTTGCCGAGAAGATATTGATTCTGTTGGCACACAAACCGCCGCAGGAACGACGACGATATGCGATTGCCGACGACCTCTTCCTGCCGCGCTGCGCGCGTAACCATGCCGTGATCGTCCTCGCGTTGCGTCATGCGCACACGCAAAAGGTATTTGCTATCAAGCGTTGGGTTTTCGCCGCGAAAGTAGCGATCTGCTTCCAGCGCCGCGCGAAAAAACGTCGAAGCCTTGTACTTGCGCACAATCGCGCGCGCGTCCTCGGCAGTGCGCGCCGTTTGCTGCCAATCCTGATAAGTCACATCCGTAAACATATAGGCTCAATCCCCCAGCAGGCCGCGACGATTCACGGCGTTTGATTCTGCTTCGACGGCATACCGCAGCGCGTCGATTAAATGGTTGTTTTTGTCTTCTGGCACGGCAAGGCTGTTGCCGTCCTTATCCTTGCGCCACTGGTACAGCGCCAGCTCGTTGCGCATGTTCTGGCAGCGCTGGTCGACGACGATCTCATAGCCCTGCAGCCACTGGATGCCGTGCACAACGCTGTCCTGCCCCTTCCGCGCCGCCCGTGCGTTAATGTCATGCCCAGCCCGCAGCTCATGGATGCTTTTGGGTTCCGCGCTATCGCAGGTGATAGGGCTATTGCCACAAAACGATTTCAGTCGCTCCGCCAGCATGCTGTTGGTGAGGCCCCGTTCGTAGAGCTCGTCAAAGATCAGCACGCGCCTGCGCTTTTTGTCAATGGCCACGTTCACCGCCGCGCAGGGATCGGACGAAAAGCCGAAGTCCAGACCGAAATAGCGCAGGGGATAGGCAGCAGAAACGGGCTGCAGGTCCTCCGTGCGCCAGTTTCGGAAGATCACATCCCCCAGCACGCCCCAGTTGCCCAGCGTGTAGACCTCGCGGAAATAGGGGTCTTTCTCGTTTTCCAGCGCGGCCCGGTCATCGGCGGTCAGAAATCGGTTGTCCTTGTAGGTGGTCTTCAGGATGGACACGGAATCGCTTTGGACGTAGATCTTTGTATCGTCCCAGATGCCGAAAAACTCCCGGTAAATCCAGTGTGTCTTGTACACCGGGTTGAACGACAGCGTCAGGCGCTTCGTGTGCCTGCTTTCGCCGCGCAGACGCTTGTCCAGCTGCTTATAATCCTCATAGCTGGTCTCCGTGGCCTCCTCCATCCAGATGTCCGTCAGCACGCCATTCTGCGGCGTGATGGACTTGATCTTCTCCACGTCATCCAGCCCGGCAAAAAGAATCTGCGCCCCGTTCTCCGTGCACGTGATCGTCATGTCGGATTTGCTGATGGAAAAATAGGCGACCAGCCCCATTCGGCTGATGGCCTTGTATATCTCGTTCCAGCACGACCCCCGCAGCGTTCGCGCTACGTTGCGCAGCACAAGGATGTTTCGTCCCTGCATGCAGTCCAGCGCGGTGCGGGTGGCCAGAAACACGGACTTGCCAGAGGACGAGCCGCCGAAGAAGATCTGATAGCGGTGATCATTTTCCAGCAGATGGGGGAGATATACCGGGTTCAGCGCATCCGGCTCAATGCGCAGCCTCACCGGCATCACCGCCGATCACGATCTCCACATCCCCACCCAGGTGCGTCACCTCGGCCTGCTCCGGCGGCAATTCGCCCATCATCCGCAGCCCCAGCTTGTACCACTCCGGGCTTTTCTCCATGTTCAGCACCAATTTGGCCGCCAGCGCTTTCCGGCGGGTGCTGCCGTCCTTGTTGGGCTCATCCAAAAGGGCCCGCATTTCTTCGGCGATTCCCCTTTTGGCAGCCGAAGCACGCACCGCCATTTCGGACGCTTTCGCCGCCGAATCACCGGTTTGCCCGAATTGCGTGGCCTTACCCTTTTTCAGGTTCGCAAGGCTATTCGGGTGCTGTCCTCTTGGCATGCCGCCCACCTCCTTATGACGCAGGCTCTTGCTCATGCCTCAAAACTTTAGCTGTTACAAATCGGTTAAGAGGCAGAACGATCATCTCATAGAGCACTTTAAGCGTTACTTGTGTTATCCACATCACGATCAGCGTTTTTACCGGCATAGAGCCGAAGAAAGCAATCGGGATAAAAACGGTGCTGTCCACGATTTCGCCGAACAGGCTGGACAGAATAGCGCGTGCGCCGAATCCGCTCATGCTATGCGGATGTTTGGCCTTCATGGCGCGGAACACTTTGTCGTTGACAAAATCACCGAGCACATAGGCGGCGAGCGAGGCAAGCAGCACTCGCGGGGTGTTGCCGAGCACAGTCTGAAACGCTGCCTGATTGCCCCAGTAGGACGGCGCAGGCGTATGAATGGCCGCCGTGAACAAAAGCGCCATAAGCAGGTTGGCGGCAAACGCCAGATAGCAGGTTATGCGGCTCCACCGATAGCCGTACACCTCCGAGAAGAGATCGGAAAGGATATACGTCATGGGGAAAACCATCACTGCGCCCGTCATGGTAATGCCGAACGGAAGCTGAAACTGCTTCCCGGCAAGAATATTGGAGACGAGGAAGCAGGAGACAAAGAGGACGGTCAGGACGGTTTGCAGCTCCGAGGTTTTGCGGTTTTTCATGTGGTTTCCTCACTTTCTTTAAGCCATTTTAGACGTTTTCCCATCGGTAAGCCATGAAGCGGTTCTGTCGAATTTTGATAAATGCGGCGAAGATATTTGCAGTAATTCTCGCCACATAGAAATAAGATTTGATCGCTTGGGCTGATACCTTCCTGTTGCATCTGCGCGTGAACTCTGGCGGCCCATCTCTTTTTCTCATGCTCTGTTTTCTGATTTAGAGTTTCGTTATATGGGGAAATTATTTTTTGGGGAGATAAAAGCCCGTGTTTTGCCGAAAGAATATAGATTTTTTGCGCATGCCTTAACGCATACGCGTAACTCTTTCTGAAGAGCGGCGATGTATACATCTCCTGCGCAGAGCAGGTAGCATCTCGCTTCTGTTTTACGCAGCCGATAAGCGCGATCATAGATAGACCTCCGCATACTTCTGAAATTTTATCCACTCAGTGAAGTTAATCAGCGCCACGGCGCGCGGGTCAGCCAGCCGGTGTCCCTTTGGTGTGTCATGTTTGATCATAGTAGAGCCTGTGAATTGATAGATATAGCCGAAGCGGTTCCCCGTTGTCCATGCGGTGCTGTCTACGCTGTCAAAATGATATTTTTTTAGGCCTTCCATTTGTGTAAATCCAAGTCCGTGGATTTTTGCGCCACGCTTATGCGCCTGCGAAATAAACCATGGGAAAAATTTGTATTCTTTTTTGTTCCATTCTTTTGTCACGATTCCGCCGAGCGCCACATACGGATACGCGTCTGCCATATGCAAAAACTCATCTTTTCCGCGGCTTTTATGCCATACCGGAATTGGTTGCTTTCCTGTCAGCTTTTCCAGACGCGAACGCAGCGTCTTTACCTGCTCGTAACCGACAAGGCTGTCGATATCCAGCTCAAAAAATTTCTGAATGTGGTTGCGGTTGATGAAATCGGCATAACGCTCAACGTAATCTTCCCAAATGATTGATTTTCCATTATTTCCCATAATGAAGGTGAATGCGCCGCTATCGAGCAGGAAATCGGAGAAGACTGGGATAAGCTTTGTCATGCGCATATCATCTGCAATATAAAAGAATGACGCAAGGATTGCTACGCCTCCAAAATTCTCGTCCTGCATATATGTGTTCCAAATACTGCCGCTTTCAGCAAGGAAGATGCGCATATTATGGGGTGAAATACATGCCGCAATGCGGGCACTTGATTTCCTTGGCTTCTTTCTCCTTTGGCGCTGCTTCTGCAAACAGATTATCGATGTTGAAATCTTCGGCTTCGGAGCCTGCAAATCCAAACTGCTGCATGTCAATTTCCGCCAGCCCGGCCAGTTCTTCTTCGAGCGCGGAAAAAACCCAACCGGCGAGATCGCCCGTTTTGTTGTCCGCGAGCCGGTACGCCTTGACCTGATCGTCTGTCAGGTTCTCGGCCACGACCACAGGGACCTCTTTGCACTTGAGCTTCTTCGCGGCCTTGTACCGCGTGTGCCCGGCGATGATTACGCCATCCTTGTCCACCACGATGGGCTGCTGCCATCCAAACTCTTTGATCGACGCGGCCACCGCATCCACCGCGCCATCGTTATTGCGTGGGTTGTGCTCATAAGGACGGATGTCCTTGATGCTCCTGATCTCGATCTGCATGCCGCTCCCTCCCATTCCTTTCTGCGGCCCC